CCTCGGGCCACCTGGTTGCGGGAAGACGTACACTTTGATCGAGCGGGTTGAGGCCAAGCTGCAAGAGGGGGTGCATCCCTCTCGTATCGGTGTGGTTTCGTTTACAACCAAGGCGATTGGAGAGTTCGTTGAGCGGGCGACCAGGAAGTTTAACCTGACCAAGAACGACTTCCCACATTTCAGAACGCTACATGCTACGGGCTACCATGGTCTGGGCCTTGAGCGCGGGGACGTTATGAGCGGCGAGGACTACAAGGCTCTGGGTAAGATACTAGGCTTGGAGTTTAAAGGCGCGGATGCTACCTCGATGGATGACGGGGTTGCTGTTCCTGCGATGGGAGGATCGGGGTCCAAGTACCTGCAATTGATTATGCGGGCGGTCTATCGTGAAGAGACCCTGGACTATGAGTATAACTACGAAGAGGATTACTCGCTTAACTTCTCCAAGCTGGTGCAGGTTTCCCAGCAATTGGCAGAGTACAAGTCCAAGAAGAACAAGGTAGACTTCACGGACATGATCTCCAACTACATAGACATTGCGGATCCTCCGCACTTGGACATGCTGATTGTGGATGAGGCACAGGATCTGACCCCGCTGCAGTGGACGATGGTTGAGAAGATGTCGAAGTTTGCGACCGAGGTTCTGATTGCTGGGGACGATGACCAAGCTATCCACCGCTGGACCTCCGTAGACATCGAACGGTTCAAGGAAAGCACAGACAGGACGGAAGTACTCAACCAGTCCTACCGCCTACCACGGAGCGTCTGGGAGCTTGCTATGCGTATCTCTGCGCGGATACCTGGGCGGTTAGAGAAAGAGTTCTACCCTCGAGAGGAAGAAGGCAGCGTCCGTACAGTGGGAGCACTGTGGCATCTGCCCTTGAACCAAGGATCGTGGACCATCCAAGCGCGGATCAACAAGTACGTCAACGATATCGCGGAGCAGTTGGAAAAGGACGGTTACTTCTACAGCCGGAAGGGGCGTTGGTCTGTGAGCCAGAAGAAGGTCGAGGCCATGGAGGTGTGGCGTGATCTGGTGGACGGTCAGGCTATTGGCATCGGCAGGGTGCGCAAGTTGTACGAGGCTGTCCCTAAGATGGGGGCGTTTGCAGCGGTGCGGCGTGGGGCTACGACTCTGCTTGATGCTGCGGGGTCCGAGGACCTGTTGACCTATGACATGCTGGTTAAGGAGTTTGGTTTGATTGCACCGAGGGACACGCATCCTATGGACGTGATCAAGATGTCGGAGGAAGAGAAGATCTACATCCGTGCCATCGAGCGGCGAGGCGAGAACATTTACCAAGAGCCGAGGATCAAGATCTCAACTATCCATGCTATGAAGGGGGGAGAGGACGACAACGTGGCAGTATACTTGGGGTCAACCAAGAACTGCGTTGAAGGGAAACATCCGGAGGATGAGCACAGGATCTTTTATGTTGCGGTTACCCGCTGCAAAGAGAACCTCTACTTAATCGAGTCGGACAAATCATACAGGTACGAGATATGAAACGAGATGAAGTGTTAGCCACCGCCGGGGAGTATATCAACGGACAGAGGGCCGAGGACTACGGGGATGCATACGAGAACTTCGAGCGCATTGCCGAGGGCTGGAATACAATTATCCGCAACGCCATGACCACCCACGGGTACGTCACACCGCAGCATGTTGCGTTGATGATGGACTGGGTGAAGACAGCGCGGCTGCTCAACGACATCCACCATGATGATTCGTGGATCGACAAGTGTGGGTACAGCGCATTGGGCGGAGAGTTCACTGAGCGGGAGAAGACAATATCAAAGCGGCTGGATAAGATACTGGGCAAGTCGAATGACTAATGGCTTTACAAAAGACAGCATCATCGCTGCGCAGATGAACCAGCCCAAGGAACTGGCTTGGAACATCCCGACAGAGTTTCCTGACCTAACGCACCACAAGCAGATAGCCGTGGACCTTGAGACGTGTGACCCGAACCTGATGACACTGGGCCCAGGTTGGGTGCGCAAGGATGGGTTTGTGGTGGGCATCGCTGTAGCTGCGGGCGACTGGGAGGGGTACTTCCCTATCCGCCACGCCAATGGGCACAACATGGATGCAAGGATCGCGCTCAAGTGGCTGCAGAAGCAGATGGCAACGCCGCACATCGACAAGATATTTCACAACGCGACCTACGATGTGGGCTGGCTACGCGCCGAGGGCATCAAGGTCGAGGGCCGGATCATCGATACCATGATTACGGGTGCGGTGGTTGACGAGAACCGTTTCTCCTACAGCCTAAACAACCTTGGTCGAGACTACCTTAACGAGCGCAAGGACGAGAAGCTCCTGCGCGTGGCTGCGGCTGAGTGGGGCTTTGATCCCAAGGCTGAGATGTACAAGCTGCCGCCTGAGTTTGTTGGGCGCTACGCCGAGCAGGATGCAGGGATGACCTTGCGCCTGTGGGAGAGGCTCAAGATCGAGCTAGACCAGCAAGACCTCTGGAACATATGGGACCTAGAGACCAGCCTCATTCCTATGATGTGCGACATGCGCCAGCTTGGTGTGCGGGTTGACCTGGACAAGGCGGAACAAGCCAAGGGCTACTTCAAGAAGAAGAGCAAGGAGATCAAGGACGAGATCTACCGCCAGACCAAGATCAAGGTAGAGCCTTGGGCAGCGGCCTCTGTGGCTACGGTATTCGACGAACTAGGGTTAGTCTATCCAACGTCCGATGACGCACAGGGGGACCTTCTCCGTAAGTCTGGGGTGCCTTCCTTCACCAAGCAGTGGCTCAGTGCCAACTCGCACCCCGTTGCGCAGATGATTATGAAGCTGCGGGAGTTTGACAAGGCTGAAACTAGCTTCATCGATTCCATCCTCAAGCACGAGCACAAGGGACGCATCCATTGCGAGTTCCACCAGCTTCGCTCTGATGGCGGAGGCACGGTAACCGGGCGATTCTCTTCGTCCAACCCAAACCTCCAGCAGATTCCGGCTCGGGACCCAGAGATCAAGAAGTTGATCCGCGGACTGTTCCTTCCGGAAGAGGGCACCAAGTGGGGATCGTTCGACTACTCGAGCCAAGAGCCGAGGTTACTGGTCCACTTTGCAGCAAGCCTGAAGGGGGAGAACAAGCACCCCATCGTCGATAACATCGTCGAAGAGTACAACACAGGCGACGTTGACCTGCACCAGATGGTGGCAGACTTGGCTGGGATCACCCGCAAGGAGGCCAAGGTCGTGAACCTCGGCATCATGTACGGCATGGGTAAGGGCAAGCTCGGGGACCAACTAGGTATAAGTACTGAGGAAGCGGGTGACCTATTGCAGAAGCACCAAGACAAAGTTCCGTTCGTTAAGAACTTAGCTAACCTAGCTAGCAGGCAGGCGGAGAAGACAGGGCAGATCCGGACCCTGCTTGGGCGGCGCTGCAGGTTCAACATGTGGGAGCCTCGGACCTTTGGGTACAGCAAGCCGCTGGAATACGAAGCTGCAATGAAGGAATATGGGCAGCCGCTCAGAAGAGCCTTTACTTACAAGGCGTTAAACAAACTGATCCAAGGTTCGGCTGCGGATCAAACCAAGAAGGCGATGGCTGACTGCTATGCAGGGGGACTTTTGCCTATGCTCACGGTCCATGATGAACTATGCTTCTCAGTAGAGAGTGACGAACAAGCGAAGCGCATCAAGGACATTATGGAAAATGGACTGTCTGATGTCTTGAAGGTTCCCTCCAAGGTAGACGATGAACTCAAAGACAATTGGGGAGAGATCGAATGAAAATTGATAAGATGAAAACTGTTAGCCTACGCGACATGCACCCTATGCAGGTGCAGCACTTAATGGAACTGGTCGGTTTGACCTTGAACCTTGCTGCTCACACCAGAGACAGCGATGTCATTGATGACACCGAGGCCTTCTGTGACGAACTGGTCAAGCTGTTTGGAGGGGTGGGTGTCTCAATGTCAATCGAGATTGACCCAGGCCCTACCCCAAACGATTCGCAATCTGTGCATTAGCCGCTGCGCTGAACGGGTCATCCCCCAACAGAGCAGGGTTCACGGGCCCAGGAGCACGAGCCGTGGTCACCGGAAAGGTTGGCTGCGGTAAGCTGCCTTGTTCTACAGGCACCCCAAACATTGGAGTTTGTACAGGTTGTGGTGTGTCAGGAACTGGCACCCCGAACATTGGAACCGGAGAAGCAGGAGCCGTGGTCCGAGGAGCATCATCCGGAGCCAAGGGTAACCTGTTCATCTGCCTGCGGATCTCTTGGATTTCAGCGCGAGGGAACTGATCAAAGATCCCTGCTCCGCGCATCTCTTTGAAGTTCTTAGTCGTAACCTTGAACGGTTCGAACTCTCCACGCATGATACCTTTGACACCACCGATGTTGTTCTTCTTGAGTTCACGGCGGATCTCCGCATCGCTTAGACCCATGGACCGTAGGTCCTCAATCACTTGGTAGTACTCACGGTCAATGCGGAGCTTGTCGTTGTTAGCCTGTTGGAAAGCATTGAGAAGCGTTGCAGAGTTAGCGTTTGCGTCGTCTGTCACACGGTTAAATGTACGCTTCGCATCCGTCTGTAGCTGAGAAAGCCTGTATCCGTTGTACTCCAAGCCTCTCTTGGGGTCGAACTCAAGGACCGAGACCCCAGTTGCTTGACGTGCGAACTCTCCGAGTGCGCTCCGCTCACGGCCCATCTTGTCTTGACTGGTAATCAAACCGTCCTCAGACCCAAGAACGCCACGCAAGAAACGGCTAGGCTCGAGCTTGCCGCCCGAGACGTTTGCTGGAATGACGTTTGGCATCAGAGTGTCCATGACATGCAAGAACTTTTTGCTTTGACGTGATCCAAAATCGTCGGAGCCGCTGTATACTTCTGCACCCGTGGCAGTCTTACCTCCACGCAAGGTCACATCGATCAAGGCTTCGGTAAGCATTGCCTCTGACATAAAAGGTTCAAACACTTCGCTGAGTGTACCCAACGCTACGTCCTCAAGAACTTGACCCACATCCTTGCCTTCACGAATAGCATCGTCTGCTTCGTTGATCGCACGGTTGGCAAATCTGGTTAGCACATCGTATGGGTTAGACGTACTGAAGTTCATGTACTGGATCTTGCCGTCTTCTGTCTTACCCAAAGGTAGCAGGACAGACCCCTTCTCCCAGCGAGGAGCGAAGGACCGCTTATAGGCATCCATCTCTTCCCGACTTACACCTGTCGTAGCGTAAGCCATTTCAAGCGCAGCTGCAGGTACAACAGCTGTAGTCATAGTAAACCCAAGCAGGCGGTTGCGCCCACGAGTTTGAATAGCAGGAATGTCTGACGCCATGTCATCCAGACCTTGCTTCACGATGTTAAACCCTGTCCGATAGATCTCAGCAGGGAACGAGATGAAGTTACCGATAGGCAGACGGCGACCTAATTGCACCAGCCCAGAAGAGGCTTTGTTGTAGTTAGGCACAGTGTCCCGCACGATCTGTGCAGCGCGGTTCTTGATTAACTCGTCCACATAGTCCGCGTTCAAATCACCCGTTCCGCCTTTAGATCGCACAGAGTTCTTAAATAAAGAATCCGACTCTATGGGGTCAATACCTTTAGACAGATACGCGATCTGTTCGTCTATGGACGAACCCTTCAGAGCATTGCGCAGATGGGCCTGTTCGGCGTTGTAGTTAAAGTATTTCCAGAAGTCATCCGACCCTTGGTACGCTGCCTCCAAAGGCTTGGTTAACTTGCCTACCCCACGAGCTAACTTTTCTCGTGCGCCGCCACCTGTGCCAGCGACAGCCTCGATGAAGTTCTTAGGATCACGGGCCGAGATATCCAAACCTTTGTTCAAGGTGTCTTGAATTTCGCGAAGCTCGGCGTTAGTACCGAGGACCCCGCGCTGCTGCGCGTCAGCCAAATCTGCGAAGACCTCATCCGAACCCTTGTTGGTAATGTTTGCAAAGACTGCCTGCGCGGAATCCTTGAGGCTGCTACCCCGACCTATCACAGGTATGTTGCCGTTAGCTGTTGCAAACGTGAGGGCTGTAGTAAAGTTCCGGACCTGAGTGATGGGGGACAAAACAGTCTTGCTGTACTGAGATATACCCTTGGCCTTCAGGAAGGTTCCGAACAGGCCTCTTAATGCCGCAGTTCCGACGCTATCTTCGGCAAGGATCTGCCGAGTTAGATCTTTGTATATCGGAGCAGGAACATAGAATCCATCCAAGCTCCCCCATCCAGACCTGCCGACGAGCTTTTCTAGTTCGTCTGCCTGACGGCCTACAACTTGAACCCCGCTGCTGGCTCCATCTTCTCCGCCGAGCTTGATGTAGCCTTGCTGGCTAAGAGCCTTCTGCTGGTTGGGGTCGAGCTTGTTGCCGTTTACAAACAGTTTGCCGATACCAGAGTTCTGGTCCGCCATCTTTGCGATGGTTCCAAAGTAATCGTCCACTGCTGTGAACTGGGCAAGGTCTGCGATAGTACCAAGGTACGCCTCACGAGGATCATCTATTTCCCCGAGCAACGCCCTTAACTCGTCCGGCACTTCCTCACGAGACATAAACATACCTGTATCCAAGCGGTCACGAGCCATGCGACCCCCGCCTAGCTTTTCACGAGACTTGATACTGTAACGACCCAAGAAGTTTTCACGAGCTTTCTGCGCTACTGCATCTGTGACTTTCGCACCCACCTTGATCTCGACACCGTCTTTGCCAGGAACTTTCTGTAAACCATTCGCGGACAAGAAGTCGTCAGACAGTTCTCCAAAGACATCCCCACGAGCCATTTCTGTAAGTTCTTTCTCCGTAGCCTTTCTGTTCTTACGAAAGAATGAATCCGCGTTTATTACAGACTTCTCCGTTGGAACATACTTGGAGTCTTCAAAGATCTTGTAACGACGACGAAGATAGCTGTTGATATTCTGCTCTATCAAGTCATTGATATTCTTGCCATCAACCGTGAACTTGTTCTCTTTCAAGAAGTCGCTCTTGAGGACATCATCGCTGAGTTTGTCGATGTGTTTACGCATACGAATTGCATTGTTGCGAACTGGCTTTGGTAGTTCTTTTAACACTCTGGCTTTCACACCTCTATCTGCTTCAGTCAGATAACTCTCCAACTTCGACATGATACCCACGCGGTCGAGGTTCCCCTCACCTTCGGGAGTTTTCTTTACAAAAGAATCTATCTCTGTTTCCAAGTTATTGAGAATGCGATCAGCTTTTTTGATTTGCACTTGAACCTGTCCGTCGAGCAACTCTCGTTTGGTTGCAGCCTGTTCTGGCAAGTATCCACGGTAGCGGCTAAACGCTATAGCGTCAGCCAGCTTGGTCTTAAAGTATCCCAACTCGTCTGCAGACCCAGGCTTTGCTAAGAGCCTACGCTCCAGAAGGTTGTCAATCTTACGTCCGGCTTGGTCGATCTTTTCGCTGGCGGCTTTAGCACTAACCTGTCCAAACTCTGTCTGACCTAAAGTTCTTCCAGCGCCGCCGAGAGCTTTACCTGCGCCCATCAACGCGCCTTGAGCAACGCCGCCAACCAAGGCCCCCTCTGAGGCTACCTTCAACCTGTTGCCCAATCGAGCCAAGGCTTTTTCACGCCCGCTCAAACCAATTAAGTCGCTGGTCTGGGTCGGACCCATGTCCACCCAGTCTCCAATCGTAGTCATGCCGTCGGTAGAAACTGCGCCGTCTGCAACGCCCGCCGCAGCCAGTTCCTTCCCAGCAAGGGAGAACCTTTCGGCCTTGGTCATAGGGGTTTTAGCTAAACCTTTTGCAGCACGAGCTACCTTCGCGCCCTTGGCAACCAAGCCTGCAGCACCAAGACCGGGGACCACGAACTGAGTTACAATCTCCGCGCCTTTACCAAGGATGCCTTCAGGATCAAGGCCCAACGCATCACGGGCAGCTTCCGCCGCCTCGGTGACTTGGTCCCCGTAGTTTGTATCTGCAATAAGATCCACGCCCATGGCACCAAGGCCCACGAGTCCTTCGCCAATGCCGATTACACCAGAGACAATACCCTCGCCTAGCTCACCAATGTATGTGTCATCGTAGAACTGCTTCCCGTCGTCTACGGGTTCACCAAATAAAGGGGTCTCTTCAACAGGAACTCCGAATAAAGGGGTCTCTTCAACAGGAACTCCGAATAGTTTTTCTTCGGCCATTCAGGACTCCTATGGTTTTTTGCGCTTTTGACCGTTCTGGACAAACTCTGCCCCTGAAGGCAAAGCATCGTACTCAGCTTGTGTTGATACAGCAGGTAGACCGCCATCTGTGGGTGCAGCCGCGGGCGGAGGAGCCGATGACGTAGGTCCGGCCTGTCCCGTATAGTATGGCGCGAGTGCTTCTTGCGCTTGCTTGATAGCTACGCTTGCCTCTTCCCCTGTGGCTGTCATGATTTTCCCAGCCAAGTCCCGAACAGCATCAGGGAACGGTTCAAGTGGAGACATACCAGACTTGCCACCACCGCTCTTAGCAGCAGCACGAGCCGTTGCCGTTTGCTTGTAAGCCTGTAGACCAAGGAGCACGGCCTGAGTAAACTCTTCCGGGCTTTTAGCTACGGAGCCGCCGATGGCTACGTTAGCAATCCGGCGGTTGATCTCGTCAATGTCGTTGACATCTTTCAAACCAAACACGTTCTCTGCAAAGTCCATCTTGGCTGCTTCTGTTGGCTGTTCGCCTGCCGCAACTAAGACCGCATCGGCTACCTTGGACGGGTCGTCAGTGGCGACGGTAGCACTCTCAATAATATTGGCCTTCCGAGTACCTTCTTTTGCAGCCTCTTCAACAGAACCGAACTGCTCTGTAACAGCGCCCCCGGTCTTATTGTCCATATTCCGAACAAAATCTATTGAAGTTTGAGTGATATCCACAACAGGAGACCCGCCCGCCGCGACAGACGCCTTGGCTTTCTCAGCTAGACGTGCGCCCATGTCTGAGTAACCCTTCAAAGGCTCTCCGCCTTGATTAAGTTTAACAACAGGTTGCTGCCCTGCAGGAGTCTGTGCCATAGGATTCAAGGACCGAGGAGCGGGAGCCGGGGTAGGCGCTGCCGATACAGTGGTAGGCATGGGCATAGGA